TTTTCCTTTACAGAAAGTCTAGCCCAACCTGGACTCCAAAATGTAACAACAATAAACCGAACCACTACAACAGATTCTATTGTGGAATCGGTATCTGTCTTTACTCAATAACATTTAGTCAACCAGTATTTGCAAACTCAACGACTATAGCCTCTCCATCTGCAACATCCCAAGGCTCAGTGATTAATCAAGGTATTCAGGTACAAAGTGGTAGCTTTATGTTTCAAGAAGTAGGTGATGGAATCCGTTGCAGTGGAACGACTCTTACTATTAATCCATTCGTTTCTAAAGTAAATACTTGGAAAGATCCATTTGAACCTTATTACCAAGAAAATGTATATGACGATAGTACAGATGCAGACGGAAACTTAACTAATCCTGGTGGAGTTTTATATACAAAACCAATTAGGACAGGACAAGCTGAAAATAATTTAAGTTTTAACTATGGTATTACAGCTACGATTGCCGTTCCACTAGATAGACGCATGACTAATAACTGTGTGGCTGCTATGAATACCCGTATTCAATATTTAGAACAAGCATATAAAGCTAAGAAACTAGATTACGCTTTGGGACGTTTAAAAGTATGTGCAGAACAATTGAAGCTAGGTGTTGTCTATGCAAAAGACAGTCCTAGTTATGTTGTCTGTGAAGATGTAAGACTAGTCAATCCTCCTAATACATTGACAGATCACACTCACAGTATTGAGGTTACTTCCGAGAATCTTTCTGCTCCTTTCTCCTTTCAGCGAGGGACTTTACAGGAGGCTTCTTCCCCCTAAGAGCTAATAGCTTTTTAGTTATCTTTTTAGAAAAACTTTTAACTTGACCTTTAACTTGCTTTTGAAAGAATTTTGCTATTGGTTGACCAATCACAGTAACACCAATAACTGACGTAACTGCAATTACAGATGTATTAACAAGGACTGTCGGTTGTGGAGCGTAATTACCTGCAATATCTAATGGACTTAAACCTTCCCATACTGTTTCACATTTACCCGTAAGCTCATCTCTTTTCCATCCTTTTATCCTTGCAAGGCCGCCTTTACCTAACGAACCAACAGGAGTTTTAGCAAGTGTATCTAATGGTGGGCAGGGCAATTTATCTACAATAAACTGTCCATCAATATCTGGAACTTTAAAATCTTGTTGACCTACATCGGTATTTCCCTCCTCGTCATTTTTGCTATCCTCTTCTTCCACTTCCTTTCTCTTATCCCCTTTTGAATTTATCTTTGGAATAGGTGGAATTAATGCTGGCTCGTCTGCCTTTACAGGCCCAACAGCAGATAGCCCGTCCCAATCAACAGCCATGCTTTCAAGTGTTGGTACGTTGCCATCACATACATAAAAATTCCCAGCAGGATCTGAGGTTACTAAATTCTTATTTTTTAACGTCCTAGCCCTTACACATCCAGGCATCTGAATAACAGGAAAACCTATATTGCTAGGAAATTGTGGGTTTGCTGTACGGATTATTGTTGTATTAATTGAAGCGTCAGGTATCTCTCTAACAGAAATATCTTCTATTTCCATACAACAAAACCCTCCAGTACTTGCGAGACTAGAGGGCTTTGGTACTGACGCTCCAACAGAGCAGCGGCTAAATTAATAGCTTGATAATGGGTCTGGTAAAAACATATTAGCAGTCGTTCCATTGCCCAGCAAGCTCACTAGCAGCATTGCCAATCTGCTTTCTAGATTGACCAAAGAAAATACCCGCCAATACTGGCCCTAAGATAGGAACGCTTGCTATAGCTGGAGTTACCTGAACAGAAGCAGCGTCAGCAATCATCATTCCATTTGACTTACCCTGTGCCATTTTTTCAATACAGGCAATCTGATCTGCTGTCAGTTTTCCTCCTGAACCTTTTGGATAAATTGCAAATTGAGCCACATCTTGCTTATGTGTATATCTCTTCTTAACGCCACCATTAAAGGTAGGTTTCTCATCATCAACGATTGTTGTAACTAGCTTTGGATCGTGTTGCTTAGAATTAAACATCCACTCTTCTGCACCATCAGGCTTAGTCTCGCTCCTGATTTGAATTGAACTATAAGGAGTATTAGAAAGCTTTGCTATATCAGGAATACCAGAATCTTTACGAGCTAAAAGGTTAAGACTCATAAAGTTCGTAGCGATCAAACCACCGCCCAGAACTAAAGAAGTTAGGCCGTTAAATGACTTAAATTGAATCACTTAGCAAATGGATTTACGGAACCAGTGGAGGAGGGCATTTTGGGTATAGATGGCATTGCTCCTTTAACAAGAGAAGGCAATTGCTTTTGCACTTCACTCATAATGGACTCGGTAATCTTGCCACGATTAAAGAAGGCAAACGTACCACCAGCTACTGCCACCACTAGGGCAGCAGCATTTATATAGGTAAGGATCTTAATCATCCAATTTCATCCATATTTGCCTTAACTAATTGAGCTACTTTGGCTTCTAATGCAGCTTGATTTTCTTTCCATTCAGCAGCTCTAGTCTCTTGATCAGCTTGTAATTGCTTAACTTCGGCTGCAAGGCTTAAACGGTCAGACATAAAAATAATACATTGCCTTCAAATTATAGCCCTAACCGTCAAGATGGCTTAGTAGGCAAGGTGTGGGTATGAGGCCAACCACTAGCTGTTGGGAGATCTCTTAGGGCTGTTCTATATGTTACCCATTCTGCCTTCTTTGAATTTGACAAGGCTGTGTCTGCGGCTTGTGTCCAATCAGATTCGGAAAGAAGTCTGTCTCTGTCAGACCTAGCTAAATTTGCATTTTCTGTATCAACTTCTGATGTATTCCTTGTTGTTATCTTATATTTTTCAACCCATTTTCCCCCAGATTCTTCTACTCCATCACGTTCAAATATTTCGTAAGGAGGTGTGACTGCTGGAGGTGTGCTCGTCTGTACAATATCCCAACCTACAGAATCGCAGTTGTCTTCTGTTGGTATAGAAGGAAAAGATGTGTTTCTGTTTGCAGCTTTAAAAAGATCAGTTGAAATAGCAACCGTTCCATCAGCTCTTTTTCTGTATTCAGTCATTAGCCTTTTTAAGGATTGTAGGAGTTAGCCTGGATAGCCAACGTTTGTAGAAGGAAAGTTTCTTGTTTGTCCACTTGTAGACCAAACAATACGAACCCAACCAGGATAAAGCGGTGCCATAGCGTTAGGGCCGACCCATCCATCTCTAGCGCCGCCTCCACCTTGACCTACACCATCTGGCGGAGTTGTTGACGCTCCTGTTCCTGTTTTGGAACCTGCACCACCGAGTCCATTAGGCCAACCACCACCTGACCCACTATCTCCTGAACCCCACATGAAGGTATGCCCACCATGTCCGTAAGAGCCAGATATACTATTACTTGACGCTCCACCACCTGATCCACCACCTGATCCACCGCCGCCTTGGCCAGAGTTGTTTGCACCGCCATTTCCACCCGCTCCTGTCCATCCACCACCACCACCCGAACCTCTTGACCACGCTTGATAATTGCTTCCTTGAGTTGATCTTCCTCCACCAGTACCACCTGGGCTATGTCTCCAATCTGTATCTTCGGTTCCTAACGTCCCGTAAGTGTAGGCGTTCATTCTCCCTCCAGCGTCGTTACCACCGCCAGTATCATCATTTTTCTTATTTAAACCTCCTTCTGCATAGACTACAAATTTGTTAGATCCAGAAACCCAAGCTCTAATATAAGAAGCTCGTACATAATTAGCTACTGCTGAATCTGTCCAAGCAGTTTCATTGTAAGAAGTATCAGAGACGTACTTTGACCCGATACCTGAAGAGCCTGCAACTCCCGAATCACCTGCTGAACCACAATGAACATATAAAGTTTGACCAGGAGTCACGCTTATCCCATTTCTCCAAACTAATTCCCCCCCACCACAGGCAAAAGATGTTGTATTAGCAAGATTACTTAAGTTCTGTCCTCCTCCACCACTTCCCATAACAGCGACAGAAATACTTGTTACACCACCAGGGACTTCCCATGCTGTTTCTGTTGGACTATTATTATGTAGCTGCAAAACACCGAGGCCCTGAGCAGTTGAATTTGTTACAGCACCTTGAAACCAAACTGCGTCAGTATAATTAACGCCTGTTGATTTGAATAACTGTTGAGTTATAGGATCCATGATTAATTCGTATAAGCTTTAGTCGCAATAGCTCTGAAGGTGGCCCCTCCATCATCTGTTACTACAGAGACAAGAAACGTTTTAGTTGCTTCAAGAGTTGGTGCATCACCAGGCCAATACCAGTTCTTGGTAGCACCTCCAACCGTAGGAGTCCATGTAATAGTGTGAGGAGTGCCGCTCGTAGCAATTTCAAGAGTGAAGGAATAAGCCTTTCCACTTGCAGGAAGGTTAGTAAAAGTGAAGCCTGTTATGTTTCCAGTCATAGTAGGTATAGTGAAATAATTACCTAAAGATGTATCAACAGTTAAGGCCCCAGTTGTTGCTAATGCTGTTGGAACCGTTTGGTTATACTGTCCAGTAATATCAAATTCACCTGCTACACCCACAGCTCCTGTGAAGGAAGGAGATGCCTTTGTGGCAATATTAGCTACAGATAGGGTTTGATCACCACTGTCATCATAGATAACGTTGTCGCATTTGACGGTTCCATAAGCCATAGTTTTTCCCTAGATTTCAAAGCTTATAATTATTACTCTAAAGTTTAACTGATTTGGAGTTTTACAGCTATATATTCATATTATTACCCATCTGTGCCCTGTTGGGACGTTAACAGTCTTTGTAGCATTAATAGTTATAGGGCCAACGCTTGAAGCACTTTTGTTCGTTGTTCCATTATTCCCAATCGTATAATTTGTTGTTACGACAAGCGAATTTTCAACAAAGATAGTATCTGTTCCACCGCCTGTAGCACCGCCACCGCCACCGCCACCTATTTCTCCCCAAGCACTTCCGTCATAACCTTCAAATTTATTATCATCAGTATTAAACCTAAACATTCCTGCATTAGGAGAGCCAGGTCTTTGTGCATCCGTTCCAGCAGCAACATCAATTGCTCCATTCCCGCTCATCAAAATATTTCCACTGACAGTCAGACCAGTTAACGTGCCAACACTTGTGATTGCTGATTGAGCAGCACCCGTTACTGTCGCTGCTGTTCCAGAAGCATTACCAGTTAAGTTTCCTACAAATCCTGTAGTCGTTATTAATCCTGTAGACGGGTTGTATTGCAAACTTGAATCAGCTTCAATTCCTTGAGCTCCAGATGTTCCATCAACCATTGCAAGATATAGCAACTCATCGGAGCTTTCATTAGCAGTTACATTGACTGCTGTTCCTGTTGAGGCTGTGGTTGCATTACCAGTTAAATTTCCTACAAATTCACCAGCCGTTAAAAGACCAGTACTAGGGTTATAAGTTAGGCCAGTATCTGTCTCGGCTCCTTGTGAACCTGTTGCTCCATCAGCAAACAATGGATAAACGGTTTCGTCAGTTGAGTTATTAGCTGTAACCGTAAATTCGTCTGCTGTCCCAGTAAGATTTCCCGTAATATTTCCTACGAAGGTTCCTGTAATTGTTCCGCCGTTTGTTATATCGTTTGTTCCTAGATTGATGTCACCTGACATCGTGCCACCAGCTAAGGGGAGTTTGGTATTGTCTACGGTGCTATCAGAAGCCCAGCCTAAATTTCCAGATCCATCAGACTTTAAGAATTGAGTTCCAGTCGAATCAGTTGCTGGAAGAATCCAAGTAATATCAGCAGTTACGGAATCAGGAGCTTTTAACCCTAGATAATTTGCACCGTTTGAATCTGCCTCACTAAACCTAATTTCTTTTGCGTTATCAAGAATTAAGTTGCCAGTCATTGTTCCACCAGCTTTTGCCAAGGCATTTCCAGCAGTGGTATTAGCGGTTGTAGCTAAATCAAAGGCAGTTTTAATAGCAGCAGGAGTTCCAGCAGTGGTAGCACTTGTACTTGAAGTTGAATCTGTTAGTTGTAAAACACCAACGGCACTTGTAGTTCCTGTTGTTACTTTTGAACCTGTAATTGCAGCCGATCCAGATATATCAGCATTAACAATTGCTCCAGCAGTAATAGCTGTAAGTCCTGCGTTGTTTATGCTTATGTCTCCTGTGACTGCTACTGCTGTTGGAACGTTTGATCCGTTGCCTACAATGATTTGAGCAGAAGTAATATCGGCTAGTTTTGAAAGTGCAATGTCGGCATTAGCGTTAATATCAGCATTTAATATCGTTCCATCAAGCAACATTGTGCTGTTAACAGTTCCAGTATCTCCAGTTGTAATTACTGTTCCAGTTACGTTAGGCAAAGTAATAGTTTTGTCCGAGGTCGTTGGATCGGCAACTGTTAATTTTGTTTCAAATGCGTCAACAGTAGATCCTTCAAAAACAAGGCTTCCAGCATTACCAATTAACAGCTCACCCGTGACAGTACCACCTGCTTTTGCTAGTTTTTCATCTTCAATCTCATTTAAAGCTGCTTGAACATTTGTCGAAGAGAGTTGACCGTGTGGGGTATAGGAAATTGCTGAAGCTTGCTGAGAAGCAACAGTTGTTGAAAGATCAATTTCTACCCATGAACTAGAAGACGCACTAGCCGTTACTCCAAGGAGATAGTCAGGAGGTGAAAGCTGTCCAGTTATCCCTGCTACACCGCTTGGAGTTCCTTGAACCGAAATGACAACGTATCCACCGTCAACCGAATCAGATGCAACTGGCAAGTTTTGACCAACAGTTAAACCAGCCGCAGATCCAGCCGCAGTTACATAATCAACTTGGCTTAAATTAGCGTTATAAGTTCCTAATCTGACCAAGGCTCCCTTGGTTAAAGTAGTAATCGGATTCCAAGCGTTCCCGTCCCATAGGTATGCATCTTCAGCAATCGGGTCAAAGAGAAGCTGGCCTGTGAAGGCTGCTGTTGGGTAACCTAATTGTGTTATAGATTGTATTATTGTGGTCGATGAATTGCTTAGCTTAGATGAATCAATAGTATCGGCTCCAATCCTTGCAGCATCTAGTGTTCCGCTTGTTAGTTTTGCGGCGGAAAGATCAGGTATGTCTGATGAAGCCAGTGCTGCTCCAGCAGTTGCAACTCCTTTATTGTTTACAGTTAATTTCGTGAAAGTACCTGCACTAATTCCACTTGTTGAAGTTATAAGTTCACCTGTCCCAGAAACAGTTAAGCCTCCTCCAGATGTAATTTGTACCGCACCTTTAGCACTGGTTGTTGCTACTGGAAGATCAGAAGCCGTCAATGCAGTTGTCGCAGTAATTTGACCCTGAGCGTTGTAAGTAATGCCGCTCATTGTGGCTGCTGTTACAGAATTAGAAAGAGATAATGCACCTGCTCCGCTAACAGTTAAACCAGTACTAATAGAAACACCACCAACAGCAGAAGTAGTAGCAACAGGTAAATCTCCGGCCGCAAGAGCAACGGTTCCAGTTATGAGTCCCTGAGCGTTATATGTTATTCCTGAACGAGTAGCAGCAGTAACTGTGTTATTTATTCCAAGGTTCCCACTGGCTACATTTAAAGACCTATCAACATTTGATGTATTTAACTTAGCTGCTGTAATCGTGCCATCAGCAATCTTCGCATTAGTTACAGCGTTTGCAGCTATCTTTGCTTCGATAACAGCATTGCTAGCTATCGCTCCAGCATCAACAGAATTATCGGCTAAAGCTGCTGCATCAACAGCGTTTGCTGCAAGCTTAGAACTATCAACAGCGTCATCTTGTATTTTTTGAGTAGAAACAGCATCATCAGCAATTGACGTTGCTGCTAAGGCTCCAGATAACTTTGATGCGTCTATTGCTCCCGCCGCTATTTGAGCATTACCTATTGCCCCATTAGCAATTTGCGTTGCTGTAATCGTGTTATTAACAATATTTCCAGCAGCAATAGTATTGCTTGCAATTTTAGCTCCAGTAATTACTCCACTAGCAATTGCATTTGCATCAACAGCGTTATCAGCAAGTTCTGTAGCAGTAACAGAATTAGTTGCTAATTGAGTAGCAGTAATTCCACCTGACGCAATTTTTGCCCCAGGAATATCTCCATCACTTAAATCTAATTTTGCATAAGCAATTGTTGTATTAGCAATTCTGGCATTATCAACAGCAAGATCAGCAATAGCAGCAGTATCTACAGCATCATCGGCTAATTCAGAAGCAGTTATCGCATTAGCAGCGATTTGTGTTGCAGTAACAGTATCGTTAACTAACTTTGCTCCAGTTATCGTTGTGTTTGCTATCTGCGTTGCAGTAATAGTTGAGTTAGCAATCTTGGCAGCAGTTACAGCTAAGTTCTGAATCGTTGCGGTCGCTACGGCATCAGTAGCAAAAGGCGTTGCAACCTTGGCAGCAGGAATATCTCCAGAATCTAAAAGTGCTACAGCAGCAGCTACTAAATCTTTTACAGTTACCTTTTTCGTTTCGGTAGCACTGAGATCCGCTAGGGCTAATACATCAGTTGCTTGAATACCAGCTTCACCAAGGGCGGGTAAAGCACTTATCTGAAGATCAGCCATTGACTACTATCTAAAAACCATTAGCAATAGTTTAAACCTGTTCCTGCAATATGGGACTTTCATTTTCCTGAAGGACTAGATCTGAGTTCTCCTGAAGGATGTAACCAGCCGTATCTCCTGTCTTTAATCGGATAACTCCATTAGTAACAAATTCAACTCTTGTCTCTATAACTTCGGCAGCGTTAACACTTACAGCAACATTAGTAATAATGCAATTTGCTTCATAGTAAACATTGTTCTTTTTATTACTTGAATCTCTATAAATGTAAAATAAACCATCAAAATCCGAACCCTGTTGAGTTCTAACAATTAGTTGAGCTAAATAAAACGCAAATTCAGATTCAGCTCCATATTCATTTTTTCTATCTCCTGTGTCATAACTATGCTCCCAAATGCAGCTCATTGTCCCTTGACCACTAATTAATCCAGCCTCATATTGATTTCTAAATTCATCTCCAAGATTTGTTAAATCAACTTGCTCTCTACTCGTTGTCATCTCAAAATCTCGAACATTGGCAACGTGTCTATATCTTTCATTTCGAGTTTTAATCGTAATATCTTTTGCAGAACTAGGAGCAACAAGAGTTAAAGCATTACTGGTTAATCCTTCTATTGCTTTTGAAAAGCTATCAAATAACTTTATTCCACCAACAGGATCAACATTTATAAACCATTTGCCATCTGGATAATTATGACCACTAACAAGCTCAAGGTTTGATTCATCAACGGTTGCTATTTCAACTTCATCTCCTGTAAGTAACGATCCAGAACTATGGTCAACACTAAATCTCTTTGTTGAAGTGTTTACATCAAAAGGATCTAACTTCGTCTGCAAAGCAGCTTGAAGTGCATCTCTTTTAAGGGCTATTTCACCCGATTGCCCAAAATAAACACCCATGATTTAGATAGATACTTCTGTAGGTGCTCCATTTGATTCCCAACTAATATCAGCACTTAAAACTTCACCAACAGCACTATTCATTGATATTCCAGTAATCAAAGTAGAGAAAGTAATAAAACGACCATTAGCAGAACCGTCAACAATTTTAAGTTTTAAAGTTGCAGCAGTAGAAGCAGCCGCAACTCCACCACTTGCAGCCTTAATGCATTTACCAATTAAATCTGTAACATCTCCGCCAGAACCAGCAGACGCTTGATAGTAAAACAGTCTTGCGCTACCGCTATAGCTTCTTACACCTTGGACAATTGTTCGATCTGTGTCTTCTAAAGAAGTTGTTTCAAGAACAGCTTGTGAACTAGAAAAAGACCAAGATTGAACTTTGGCGGCTTTATCGCCGTCAATAAAAAGCTGTCCATCTTTTCCGCTATAAAAAGCCACGACCTAAAAAATCAATACGTTGTGTTTATTCTAAGGGGCATCTAGGCAAGCAACAAAACTACAGCTCACATTGCTCATACCTTTAAAGGTACTTGTAACAGAAGGAGGCCCAGAATAACGCCATTTTAAACCACCTGATTGACTGTTATTTTCTGCCATATAAGTAGCTAAATTTGTTAATGCACCACTTTGTGACGTGTGACCATCTCCTCCGACACCTGCCAAACCTGATTTAAAATTAAAAGTTACATAATCCCAATCAGAATTTACATCTCTATAATTCTCTAAAATTTCCCAAGCTTCTGCATCAGTAATATTAGAAAATCCAAGAGTCAAAGTTGCATTAACCCTTTGATTACCAAAACGCAAATGTGTCTTTGTACCATCTAACGATTCAAATGTAGTACTTGGATATGTCCCAGGAGAATAACTTCGGGAAGTTGGTTTAATGCTTGGGAAATCTTTAGGACTTGCCATGTTAAAAAATCAGATAATGCTTGAAAATCACACTTGATTTCCACTAAGTGTATCGGAACATATTCACATTACGACCCACCTAAAGATTGCATTGCCGTGGCGCCTGTTAGTTCTTCGGTAACGAAATCTGGAATATCTCGATCTAACCCCCATCCCTGCATAACAGAAAGTTGTCCTTTTGTTGCAGGGTCAGTTTCTGTTGGAGCAAAGCTACCAGCCACCTCCAACAAACCATCCTCACCATAAGAAATAGTTTCACATTTATAAACCTTATTTTCTGTTGTTGTATTTTTAACAGTAAACAAACAACCAGAAGGAGCCTCAGATAATTTTGAAGGAAGTATTTCACCGACTTTTCCAGGTATCCAATATAGAACGTCTTCATTTCCCGTCATATCATCTTTACTAACAATTGTTCCGTCTTCTAGCTTCGCTCCATTCTTAAACCTACTGGTATGAGTGACTTCTGAAACTAACCTGAAATAATCCCCAGGCTCTAATCCTTGAACATATTGAGGAGCTGTTTTAAAAGTAATTCCATGATCAATTAAACGTCTTGATTTGATAGCAAAATAAGCAAAATAAATTGCTTGCTTACGAGACGTGCAGAAACTCGACAAGTCAAAGGTTTCTACAGGGTCAGAATCCGATCCGTAGGGGGCATCCTCTCTGATTAATATAGATTTTGTCTCAGGGAAACCATTTACTTTTTCTTCACGATAAAGAACAACTGCTTTAAATGTTTGTCTTTCTTCTGGATTCAAAAACGAAACTTGTAAATCATTAATATTGCCATCAGTAAATAAACATTTTATATCAGGCAAAATTGTCTTATCAATTTCATTATTTCCATTAATAGGAACAGAAGGCTTGAGACTAAACTTACCTCCAATTATTGTGAAATCTAATAAACAATAACCAGAATGTTCAAAAATAAAATCTCTTAAATTTAATTTACTACTAATTGTTCCATCCCAAAAGAATTTATTTCTAGAACAATATTCAGCGGCATTTTTCATCGCTCTAAAATCGACAGAGTCAATACCAACAAGTTTTCCAGCACCTATCTTTGTACTGGCTAACAAGGAATAAGCAATTTCAGGAAATAAATTAGATGAATCATCCGCAGCCCATGTAATATCATCATCACCATTAATAGAAGAATTTATAAGATCATAAATTTTTATCCCTTTTTTAAAGTAAGCAGATAACTGACTGAAATTAACCCATTCCTTAGAGCTGTTAATTTTAATACCAGCAAAAGCCAAATTACTATATTCCGCAGGTCTCTCTACATCCGTACCTGGTTCTGTAGCAGGTTTTAGTATTTCATTTACATAAACTATTTCATGTTCTGGATTAGTACGGTTACTGTTTTCATCTCCTTCATAAACATTCCAATCACTTAGAACATCATAAGGATTAAAATTTTGTTCTGCCTTTGTTGTTATTGTTGTAGTCTCTACTAACAATTGAACATTAATAGTTCTTTGAGCACCTCCTACTGCTGTCCAAGGGATAACAACTGTTTCACCATTTTGATAATCTTCACCTAAATTTTGAGGGTCTAAAGTCCAATCTGCTTTGTAATAATATTGGCCTGTTTGATATTCTTGTTTATAAACTTTTAAATTAACTTTCAGTCCAGTACCACTTCCTCCTGTAACAGGAACCGATCCCTCAAAATGTAAAAGAGGTTGAATGGTTCGGGTTGAATATCTATATTCTTCCACCCCAACCCAAAAATGATAGGGGTTATTGTTTGGGTGATAATAAGTACCAGGGTCTAACGGAATATAGGTTTTACCATTAGGAAAAGCAAAAAAGACTTGAGGCCATGCCGTATTTGTATTAGGAAATATTGTTCCTAAACTAATTTCAGGCTGACCAGGGACACCATATAGAACCCAAGTCCAACCGTGAACGGCTGCCCATCCTGGGGCATTTGTTTGATTCCATAAGACAATATTGTATTGATGATTTCCAACAAAAGTTTGAACAAGTTCTTTCCTATACTCTGTAATAACTCCGTTGAAGCTTGGATTTTCAACCCAACTTGTAACTCCATTAAGCCTTGCACTCGAAACTGTCCCGACAGTGGATCTTGTCGTTTCTCCTAGTTGCCATTCATTATTACTAGCAACAGCTTGTGAAATCGTAAATCCTTCATCTCCAGTAAAGGCAACGTCAAATGTTCCAAAAGTAGTATTTGCTGAAAAGTGTGAAACTTGCCCTAATCCACCAGAGTCTGTTGTCAATAAATTAACTCTTTGATCCCAATTTGCATTTCTAGTTATGTAATTGCCAGGATAAGGTCTGAACCTATATTCATATTGATCTAAGGCAGGATGAGAAATAGTAATAGCATTGTATTGTGATTCTGGTGTGTTTCCTTTAACAGCAAATAACCCAAGATGGTTCTCTAATGTATTAATTAAATTTTCCCAATTTGAATCTCCTATTTGTCTAGCTTGTAACATAAACAAAGAAATCCTATCCGCAAACATTGAGACTTGACCTAGTTGTATTTGTGTTCGGTCATCCATGATAAGTTTCCTTAATGCTTCTTTTTCAGGCTGACTTTTTACATTTGCAAATTGAATACGTTTATAAACTGTTGATTTGATCCCTATTTCAGTAACATCACATTTTCTATTATTCGTAACTGTTGCTAATGCAATTCTTTGACCTGTATAAATATCATGACCATAATATAAATCATTTTGCCCTCTAGGAAAATCGAAAGTTCCACTAATTACTTGTTGCCAAAAGATAGTATCTTGACCACCTATACTATAAATTTCATCGTCTTGACTCTTAGTTCCATCTCTATAGCCAAATTGTTTTGGGTCATACCATATAGGATTCTGACAATGTCTACTTAAATCTGCACTATCAACAGGAATATCAAATTCACCAGCTTCTACAACTTTGAATCCATAATGTTTACTTTGTTTAATTGTCCAAGGCATAGGCTTACTTGTTTCAATGCAGATAACAAGAGCCGTTCCTAATAAGTATTGTTCTCCAACTGCTAATAAACTGTCTGTGTTTTCTCTTATTGAAGTCGTAAAACTGTCAACATCGGCGACTCCATGAGGTCTGTAATTGAAAGCGTCTGCGTTTCCTTTTCCTGTAACTGTTTGATAACCTGGAGTATTTGGATCATTGTCATAAACTCTTTGTAACGCATTATTCTCCCCGCTTTCCTCTCCTATTATTTGATAAAAAACAATATCATCTACATTGAGAGATTTTAAACCTCTTGTTTTTACATTGTTAACCTGTATAAAACCCGCCCTCGTCGGCCACTTTGCAAATTCAACTTTTTTCCGTTTTCTTGCCATAGCTTCAATAGCATCTCCCGTTGCTCCTCTAGGAGGACGAACCAACTCATAAGGCAATCTACAAACTTGACAATTAGGGATAGGAGCATAAAGACCAAAAGTTGTTTGTGTCGTTGGGTTTCTAGCTCCACTGAAAGATTTACTTGTTAATGTCGGAGCCGTTGTTCCTGCTTTATTAGGTACACCAACTTCAAACGGATCATCTTTATCTTGACTTACTGGGATAATTAACTTGGATTGGTCGTATCTATCAAATTTGGTAATTCTATTGTTTTCGGAAATACTTCCATCTTTGAAATAAAGACTGACTTTATAAGCGTTATAAGTATTCAAAAGAGTATCTCCTACTGCATAGCCTTCATAATCAGGATCTTCTCCAATAGTTCCATGCGAAAACAAAGCAAGTGCTTTTAATTGTTGATATTTTCCAAGACTTACAAATTGAGACCATAACAACTGACTGTTAACCCTTAACCCGCCAAAAACATTATCTCCATCTATTACTTGATTAGCAAAAATAAGAGGAATGGAATCTCCTAGCTGAGCTAAAGCTTGAACTGAATTAAAAGATGCTTGTGGCGCAAATTTTCTATTACCAATTGAATCAGCAGTTCTCCTAGACCCTCCTTGTTTGGCCTCCTGTGGTTTAGGTGTTAACAGATAGGAAACAGTTGCAGAAGCAACAGCAACTCCTACTGAAGTCCAGAAAGCTTTTACACCAACAGAAGCAATATAACCACTAATAGCATCATTTCTTATATCAGGAATTAATTCATATCCTTTTGGCCTTTGTCCGTTATAAGCAGCAGTTGAATCTATAAATAGCCAATATTCATCTTCAGTTATTCCTAAGACCTTACATAATTCTACTTCCGTTGGAAGTAACAGCCTTTTACCATGAGGGCGTTTAGGGGTAACCAAATCACCACCTGGCCTCCTAATGTTTTTTGATAACTCAGCCATCCGTCCTCGTAAAATGCAGCCATGCCATAACCATCTTCTGATTTGCAAAGGCCAATTGTTCCTAGTTTAGGGGGTGAATCAACTCCCCACCTATTTAATTCTTCAAAAAAGATACTATAGTCTTTCCTTCTTAGTCTTCTATACCAATCACGCTGTCCTTTGGGAACAGTAAAACCATAATTTGCTAATACTGTGCGAACTAAAGATAAACAATCACCTGCTTTATGTTTTTCAGGGTCAGCCCCTAAACGATAAGGTAGACCAATTAATCGATGTGGTCTCACCTGTTTTGTAGCGATCCAGTAACAGGTAACGAACCAACAAGATCCCTTGTTAAAACTTTGTCTGGCGCATTTGCTCCAACAGCATCTATAGCAGAACTTAAAATAAGTTCAATACTTTCGGGGTCATAACTTAATTGAGATGCTAGCCATGTTTCCTCTGATAGTTGTTTAAGTTGTCCAAAATTTTCTGTCATAAGCCAAGTTTCAACTTTAATATGATATTTTTCTTGCACTGCTTCTACTGCAAAATTCATACTTATCTCACTATTTGCAAGAATTAAAGAAGAAATCATGTTGTCACCTGACCTGTTACGTGCTGCTCCTTGGTAAATAAATGAAAGATAATTATGTTGTTGAAAAGCAGGAAAGCCACCTCCTATAGTTTGTTTACCGTTCTGGAATTTGTGGTAAGGGCTAAAAGCTGTTCCTATTTTATCTGGGCCAGTTCCGTCGGATTTAGTAACAGTAATAAAATTGGTTAGGGCTACATAGCCAGTACTTGTTGTCATAACCCTATATTACCCCTTCTGCTACGAGAATTTCGGAGGCTAGATAATGTTCTAGCTTCTCCAGCTTTTGAGCCTCTAGAAGCTGCACTATTAATGATTTGACCTATTGCAGATTTAGGAACAAATTCTTCAGAGTTGAAGTTTAATATTGGGCCAGAATAGTTAACAGTTGTTTGTGCATCAGCTCCACCACCTGCTGAAGATTGACCAGTACCAGGAATAACAGATTCACCCCTAGCACCTGCTGAATACCGTTGCATTGACTGAGCCATCTTAGAAGCTGGAATTATATACTCATCCTCACCTGCTTCTCCTACGAGTCCCATTGTGGGTTTAGTAACCAAACCACCAGAGCTAAAAGGTTTTATACCGTTAGAGACATAACCTCCTTCTTCAAGCCCCATCATTCCTCCAAAGAAACTCATCGCTTTCTTTTGTATAAACATTGCTGCCATCTGCTTAATAATATTTTTCAATGATTCTCCTAATGTTCTTGTGCCATCAATTAATCCAACGATTGCATTAGTTGTTTCTGTTGCTAATAAATCTGCAATTTTCTTTCTACGTTCTAATTCTTGTTTATCTGCTTCTTCTTTTATTTTTGCAGTAGTTTTAACTGCATCAGCTTGATCATACGCTAATTCAAGTTTTGTTCTAGCAGCTTCTAATTCTGCATCATCCATTCCTTTGATTGTCTTCATCACTTTTTCAATTTCTTGTTTCTTGATTACTTCTTTTTCATTACCATCTAATTTTGCTTGATATAACTCTCTTGTTGCTTCAAGTTGTTCTAAAGCCATATCTAATCCTTTTCTGTTTTTCTTGATAATCTCCTCTGCATTCTTAAGATCTTCATCTGAAATCCCAACAGTTGAAGCTCCTGTCCTTAAATCATTTTGAGCTCGCTTATATTTATCTATCAGTTGTTGCATTTCTTCAGGACTTAAAGTGCTTAGTTTTGTTTTACCTGTCATCGAATTAACTCCTGCTTTTGCCTCTATATCTGCTTTTAAATTCTTTCCTTCTTCTGTTCCTTTCAAATCATCTTCTAATGCTCTTAACCTGTTACCTGCTGTCGTCTGACCTAAAACCTTATTAATTAATTTTAACAATGGAAGAATTGCTTTCGTAGCAACTGCTTGCATTTGAATCTTCAATTCATTCCATAACTTCATTGTTACTTTTGAAACTTCTCCTAATTCCTTCAATCTTGAAACACCTTTATTTCCTATCTTTGTAGATAATTCATC